GTTATAAAATGAAAATTTGGAGTGGAGTAATAACATACTCTGTGCTTGACATGGGCAGGGAGTGTGAAACAAAAGAAGAATATATTGAATTAGTAAAAGACTATTTCAGAGAAGAACATAATCTTGAGATATTGGAGAATGAAATATCCGATATTGAATTTGAGGAGACCGAAGATGAGTGAGCCAATAATAAGAGTTTATTTTGAAACACCAAGCCATTCATTTGCTTACGAGGTAGCAACCTTTACAGAGGAGAAATACTTTGATGCTTGTTATCCTTTGTTAGAAAAGATAGCAGAACAAGAAGGCTGTGTAATGACTGAATCGTTTGATGAGCTTTATGATGAGGACGTTTAAACGCTATGAAAAATAATTTAAAAAGTGCTTGACATCTTAACAGATTCATGTATAGTAAAACAATAAATAAATAAAGGAGTTATATTATGAAAGGATTATTACAAACAATAGTAGGCGAGGCAGTGAAGAGAGGATACTATTATGGTATTGATTGTGGCGAGGGTTATGAATTTACGAGTGAGTATTTTTTCCAACACCCAACACAAGACTTAGACTTGTTATGCAATCAGAAACCTGACGACCAGTATATAGGCATGGACAATCTTGATGAGGGTCATATCTTTTTCTTTACTAAAGAACAGGCAGACCGTTTAAACAATGCAGTAGGTAAGGTTAAGTTTGACCATGAGATATGGAAGAGTGAAGAAGAGGAAGACAATGGAGACTATTACGAGGGTTGGATAATGTGGTCTAACTGGAATGACGGAGTAGAAAGAGTGTGCGATTATACCACAAACTTAGACGACTTGATAGGGTTGAGAGAGACGACTGACAAGTGGGAAGAAATGGTTACAGAATTTACAAACAAATTATAAGTAGAACGTTTAAACGGAGTAAGATATGAGAGGAATAAAATGTAAACACTGTGGTTCGACTCAACTAACAGGATACGTATATGCGTTTAAGAATCCTGCGTTTAAGGGTTGGGTTAAGGTTGGCAAGACAACAAACTTACAAAGTAGGTTAGGAAGTTTTAATACTGGTGTACCATTCAGAGATTTTGAATGTTTCCACGCTGTAGAAATACCTAAAAAGAAACTTAAATATTATGAAAATAAAATTTTAAAAGATACTTTAATACATGCGAAGGAAAGCAGGGGAGAGTGGAGAAAAATATCTAATAAAAAGTTAATGGATATATTTAATTGTTACACAATTGTTACATAACTGTAACACAAATGTAACATTGGTATGGTTAAATAGATTTTGTAGTTAGGAGTGAGCCTTTGTAAAATCCCACTGGTCTTATATGTCTGAAGTGCGAGTTAAGGATAAAAGTAAATGAGAACTAAACCACCATGCACTAACTACAAATTGATTAGGAAGAATGGACAAGGCTAGTACCCTTGATTGAGGAAGAGTGTAGACTGGAAGATATCACAATCGAGTATGTCTACTGTACTACTAAAACAATGTGAAAGTTATTAGTAGGCATAATCAAATTGCCACCTAATCAAACACTCACCAGTCCCTAGAGTGTGAGTATAAAACTAGGATAGGGGTAGGTTGGTAGTCCTACAAATAAAACTACCACCTAATTTTAAAGGAGGAAGAGTATGAGTAAAGTGTATAATACTTATTGCGATACAAGAGATGATATCTATATTGCAATGGGAGATGCAGGATTAAGTGAGGGACTGTTTAAACAACTTCACAATGAGCAGGGCAGAGATGCTGTTGCTTATGTTATTAGAGGACAACTAGGTAAAGAGCCAATCTTTTTTGATGAAGCTCTTGACCAAATAATAAAGGAGGTAAATAATGAGTACAATTAATGAGCCAAGTATCTATCAGATTGTTGATGAGGTATGTGCAAGAGACTTTGAAATCCTTGCAAGGTTATCAACCAATCAACGTAATAAGTTTGTTGATATAATTTATGAAGATGTGTTGTTGGGCGATAGCCCTGAAGAAATAACAGAAGATGCAATCTATGATTACGTTGAAGAGTTTATTACTAAGGCTATCAGCGTATCGATTGATGACGTTGTTGATTTTAATTTGTAACATGATTTGACTTTTGCTTTTTAATATGTTACAATCGAGTAACACTAACAAAGCAGATAACAAAATATATATTAATTATTATTTAAATTATTTTAATAAAGGAGAAAAGAATTGAGAGATTATATTAAAGAACTAATAGATAATCATTATGATAGTCAACCTTTAAAAGGTACAAGACCTAATGAGTTTGATTATCTAGTGGATAAGGATGTTAAAAAAATGGAGGAAGAATATGATTCAATATCAAAATCAAAAAGTAACAGCTAAGACTTATGCTAAACATCAAGTATCAGATTACTTAATGAGGTTGTTTGATGACCCTAATGTTCATATGGATGAGGACTTTGAAAACTTTACACCTAAAGAACAAGAAGAAATACTTAGGCACGTTAGTTTGTTTGAGGATAGGATTCATAAACTATTAGGGGTATCGTTTAAACAGATCATAAGCTCTAGTAATTTTACAAAGGCTATATAACAGGAGGTTAGTTATGGAATTTATATTAATAGTAGTAGGTGTTGTTACATTATTAACGACAACAGTTTTGTACATGTACTTGGTAGATGAGGAAAAGATAGAACCACACTACCCAACTACTGCACAGCGTGGAAACTTTTGGGATGCAGAGACTAAAAAGTTTTACAAATGGGATGAGTTGATGGAACTTAAAAAAGAGAGGGAACAAAATGACACAACATGATGAAGCTGTTGAACAGCAAAGAGAAATACTTGAGTTAGAAAAACAAGCTAAACGAGTTGTAGGTATTGACACTAGGTACAAAGATGGGTTATGGTATAAACAAATAGTTGACTATGCAGATGGTCGAAGAGTTACAGAGTACAGAGATAAACGCAGAGCAACGATAGAGGAACATTATGAAAGGTGAAATATTTGGATTTGGAATTGGGTTGATGGTGGCTTTAACATTAATAAATGTAGTATTTATCGTGGAAGAAGTTAAAGAACAGAAAGGACAAAGCTATGAAGTTTGTCGAGATAAGTTATTCAAAAGCTATCCACAAGAAGTAGATTACAACGAGTGGAGGAGATGTATTAATGGCTAAGACATGGAACAAGACTGCTCATGTATCTGCTACACAAGGCAGAGGTAAGAAGACAAGTCAAGGTAGAGGTAATGTTGGCACCTCTACTATGAATAAAAATAAGAAAGCCAACTTAAAAAAATATAGAGGGCAAGGTAAATGAAAACTAAAATATTAAAAAATAAAGTAACTATTGAATTGACTACAAGCGAGTATGATGATCTGTTCAAATACATTAACAAACTTAGAAGCATGTTAAATACTTTACACGAAACCAATGATTTATGGTTGTCTGATGTTCACAATTTAGATAGTTTACAATATGATTTGGTTAAACTATTAGATGCTAAATGGGATGCTGGTAGTTATAGATATGTTAAACAAGGGAAAGGTTAATGAACATATTTTATTTTGATGAATGTCCAGTTGAATCAGCAAAGGCACAGCCTGACAAGATGCTAGTCAAGATGCCTTTGGAATCAGCACAGATGTTATGTACAGCACACCGAGCTTTAGACGGTGATGATTGGGCAGACAAGATGAACATGTATAAGGCAGCACATCTTAACCACCCATGCAGTAAGTGGGTTCGTGAAGCAAGTGCTAACTATCAGTGGTTGTACCGACACTTCGTAGCTTTATCAATCGAGTACAGCTACAGGTATGGTAGGTCTCATTTAAGTTATGATAAATTAGCAACACCTTTGATGCAGTTGCCACAGAACATAGCTCTAAAAGATATGACACCACTAGCACAGGCTATGCCTGAGGAGTACAAGAATGAGGATGCTACTATTGCTTATCGTAATTACTGCATTAATGAAAAACACTACGCTAAGTGGGAACAAAATAGACCTAAGCCTATATGGTGGACAACACAGGAAGTTGTTTAAACATTTTGAAATTAAGTGTTGACAAGAGTTTCTATTCATGTTATAATAGCACCTTATGTATTTAAAAGAAAGAGAACAGTACGACACAGAGATTTTAACTCGTGATGAGTATAGAAGATTTAGTGAGTACCTAACTTTAAACAATTTAAACATTGGGCACGTTGTTGAAAAGTTAGACGATACATTCAAGGTAACATTATCTAGTACACCTCTTACCTTTTGGGAAGAGATACTAACTGAGATTAGAACTCTTGATTAAGTATACTATGGGACAGCCCTCAAATATAACTTCCTTTAGTCCTTGGTATTCGACACTAGTCGAGCAAGTTTTCGGTGCTTTGTGCAACAAGAACCGAGTCCGTTTAAACACACTAATAAATAAATTAAAATAATACTTTACTTTAGTAGTAGAGTATGTTATAATGCACACACTTAATACAACAAAGGAGGAAACTTATGTATGAGTATATAGAAGGTAGATCAATGTGGGCTAAGGTTAGCACACCTAATGCAAACTTTGGTGACCCTAAGTATGAGATAACAGTCTTAACAGACCAAGAAACAGCCGACAGGTTAGAGGGTCTAGGACTATCTCAAGTAAAAGATAGAGCTGGTAACAATAAATTTGAAGAACCTGCATTTGCTTTTAGAAGAAAAGTAGAATCAGGTGGTCGAGTTAACCCTGCTCCATTGTTAGTAGATGCTGATGGCAACAAGCTTGATGTATCAGTTGGTAACGGTTCTGAAGTTAAGGTTAAGTTTAAACCTTACTCAAGTAAGTACGGAACATTTGCTGAGTTAATAGCTGTTAAAGTTAATAAGTTAGTAGAGTATTCTGAACCTGATTCAGACAACGAGGAGTTTTAATTATGATTATTACAATAAATAACGAGGACGGGACAACTTCATATGATGTTAATAACATCAACGATGATGGAGTAAAGCAAGAATCAACTGTGATTGTACAGAAGGTTGGTACGTTACAAGTAGTTATTGAAGCGTTAGACTTTGCAAGTCGTACACATCGAGCTAACTTAGAACAGTTGCTTAAGTCGAGAGACGAAGCTATAGTTGAAACAGAAGAACCAGTATTGGAGGCTGAAGAAACTACAGAAACAGACGATAAATAATAACCATTAGTGAGGGCTAATATGGAAAACAAAACTTGGGATAAGCTACATCAACCATGTCCACTTTGCGATAGCAGTGATGCATGTTCTATCAACGCAGATGGTTCAGCAAAGTGTTTCAGTTGTGGAGAATTTATGCCTAACTATAATAATTCATGTGAAGGAAAAGATATGGTACAACAAACAACAAACCAAACAGCGTTTAAACAACCTGATAATATAGATGCAGGTGTTTTCTCTACACTAACCGACAGACGTATCTCTCAAGATACTGCTAAGAAGTATGGTGTTAAGGTCGTTCACGATCTACAGGGAAAGGTTATTAAACACATGTATCCATATTATAATGGACATGAAATCTCTGCTACAAAAATTAGAAACATTGATAAAAAAGATTTCTTTGTCAATGGCTCTTACAATGAGACAGGATTGTTTGGTCAGCAGTTGTTTAAGGGTGGCAAGTACGTCACCATAACCGAAGGGGAGTGTGATGCTATGGCAGCCTATGAACTACTAGGTAGTAAGTGGGCTGTGGTATCCATTAAGCGTGGTGCACAGGGAGCAGTCAAAGATATTAAAGAAAGCTTGGAGTTCTTTGATGACTTTGAAAACGTGATCGTTGCTTTTGATAATGATAAAGCAGGAAAGGATGCATCTGTAAAGGTTGCAAGACTGTTTAAACCCGGCAAGGCTAGGATACTCACACTTCCCAATGGGTTCAAAGACCCTAACGACATGCTACGTGAGAACAGGCATAAAGATTTTGTCGAAGCGTGGTGGGCTAGTAAAGTGTATACACCATCAGGTGTTATCAATGTTACAGAGCAACGTGAGAAGTTTCACAATCGTGAGAAGAAACAAAGCATACCTTATCCTTATGAAGGACTTAACAAAAAGCTGTATGGCTTGAGACAAGGTGAGCTTGTAACTCTTACAGGTGGAACAGGACTTGGTAAGTCTAGTGTAACCAGAGAGATAGAGCATTGGCTTGTGAAACAAACACAGGACAACGTAGGTATCATAGCATTAGAAGAAGACTGGAGACGTACCATTGATGGTATACTTTCTATTGAAGCTAACGCTAGGTTATACATTGACCAAGAACGTGAGAAGTTTTCTAAAGAAGAACTTGATAAGATGTTTGACATCTTGTACGATGGTGAGAACAAAAACAGAGTATGGGTTCACTCACACTTTGGCACTAACGACATTGATGATATCTTTACCAAGCTTCGCTTTATGATTATTGGTTGCGACTGTAAGTGGGTGGTAGTAGATCACTTGCACATGCTAGTCAGTGCTGTACACGAGGGTGATGAGAGACGAGCCATTGATACTATTATGACTAGACTTAGAAGTTTAGTTGAAGAGACAGGTGCAGGGATTATTCTTGTGTCTCATCTTAGACGTGTCGATGGAAACAAAGGACATGAGAATGGAATTGAAGTAAGTCTCTCTCATCTACGTGGCTCAAATAGTATTGGTCAACTATCAGATTGTGTGATTGCATTGGAACGTAACCAACAATCAGATGACCCTGATGAGGCTAGAACTACAAGACTACGTGTACTTAAATCAAGATACACAGGTGATGTAGGTATGGCAGCTAGAGTTATTTATGATGCAGATACAGGGAGATTAACAGAGCTAACAGACGAGGACATAGAGTTTGACCCGTCAGCAGATGAGGCATTTTAATTATGGATTTAGTATTTGATATTGAGACAGACGATTTACAAGCAACTCTTGTACATTGTATTGTAGCTCAAGATGCCGAGACAGGTAAGATATTTAAATTCCCTCCTCATAAATTAGAAGAGGGATACAGATTTCTTGCAACAGCAGACAGGCTTATTGGACATAACATTATTGGTTTTGATATACCAATGGTTCAAAAGTTTGGAGGTGTTGATCTCAGTAAGAAAGAAGTAATAGATACTCTTGTACTATCAAGACTATTTAATCCTAACCGAGATGGAGGTCATAGCTTAGAAAGCTGGGGCTTCCGTTTAGGTCTTGCTAAGATTGAGTTTGATGATTATGAAAATTATTCTAATGAAATGTTAGAGTACTGTGTCCGTGATGTAACCTTAAATACTTTAGTGTATAAAAACTTACGCAATGAATCCAAAGGATTTAGTAAAGGTTGTATTGATCTTGAACAATCAGTTGCTAAGATTATTAAACAACAAGAAGTTAATGGGTTCAAGTTTGACATGCAATCAGCTTTAGTTTTATTAGCAGAGCTAAGAGAAAAGAAACAACAGATAGAAGACGAAGTTCATAACACGTTTAAACCTAAGTGGGTAGATGCTAAATTAGTAACTCCGTATGTTAGGACAACAGATGGTAAATTATCTAAGCGTGGTCTTTCGGATGATGAATATGAAAGATGTTTAAACACCATGAACTATGAACCTTTTATGAGACAGACACTACAAGACTTTAATCTAGGTTCTCGTAAACAGATAGGAGAATATCTTATAGACTTTGGTTGGAAGCCTGAAAGATTTACACCTACAGGTCAGCCCATAGTAGACGAGAAAACTTTATCAGAGGTTACACATATACGTGAAGCTAAACTTATAGCAGACTTTTTATTAATACAGAAACGCATAGCACAGGTTGATTCTTGGGTCAGTGCTGTGAAAGATGATGGTAGGGTTCATGGATTTGTAATACCTAATGGAGCTATTACTGGCAGGATGACACATAGAAATCCTAACATGGCTCAAGTACCTTCTGTTCACAGTCCTTATGGTAAAGAATGTAGAGCTTGTTGGATTGTTGATGAAGGTAACGTACTACTCGGAGTAGATGCAAGTGGGTTAGAGCTTAGAATGTTAGCCCATTACATGGACGATGAAACTTATATTAAGGAGATATTGGATGGAGATATACACACAGCTAATCAAAAGGCTGCAAAACTTAAATCAAGAAATCAGGCAAAAACATTCATCTATGCACTCATGTACGGTGCAGGAGATGAGAAGCTTGGAAAAGTGGTCGAAGGAAATACGTCAGATGGTAGACGAGCTAGAGAATATTTCTTCGATAATAACCCTGCATTTAAATCTCTTAGAGATAGAGTTACAAGAGCAGCAAACAAAAAATTCCTTAAAGGTTTAGATGGCAGAAAGCTTTTCATACGTAATAATCATGCAGCTTTAAACACTTTACTACAAGGAGCAGGTGCTATTGTTATGAAGAAAGCTTTAGAAATATTATCGAATAGATTAAACCTTAGTAGTACACCTCATAAGTTTGTAGCTAACATCCACGATGAGTGGCAGATAGAAGTATCAGAATGTAGAGCTAACAAGGTAGGACAGATGGCTGTTGAATCTATTATAGAAGCAGGTAAGTTTTATAATCTTCGTTGTCCGTTAGATGGCGAATACAAAGTAGGGAGGAACTGGAGTGAAACACATTAAAACATGTTCAGAATGTAAAACAGATAAAGAAGCTAGTTATTTTTATAATAATAAAAATACCAAAGACGGGAAAGATGGTCGTTGTATAGAGTGTCAGCAGAAAAGAAATAAAAAATTAAATGCTGAAACAAACCACATTACTAATGCAATACATAACCCAAGAAATATGTATGTAAATGGTAAATATGTTTCTCGAAAGCACCCCTTTTATAAGCCCGGAAATTATAAAACATTTCAAGACGCAGCTTTTGAATCTCTAGCCAAGTATGCCATAACACCAGAAGGAGAAGTGTATATTATAACTAACCCTGCTTGGAAAGGCTGGATTAAAATTGGTATGGCTATTGATGCTGAGGACAGATGTAAAGGTTACCAAACATCTAGTCCGCTTAGAGATTTTAAATTAAAGTTTAAAAAATACTTTGATGATAGAAGAACTGCTGAACAAACAGCTCATACTTTATGTGCTAAGAAAGCAGAGAAACGTAAAGGCGAATGGTTTAAGTTAGACTTAAAGACAGCAAAAGAGATAATAAATAATATGGAGGTCGTTTAAACATGGCTAAATCAAAGAAAACCCTTGACACATTAGTCGAAGATATATATAATAAGATAGGTGTACTTGCTGATGGCGATCATATTGACCTAGACGAAGACACCATAGAACAGTTTGGTGAGTCTATGAAAGAAATACTTTACAAGTGGTCTCACCCTGAACCAAGAGGCGATGCAACTTTACGTATGTCTAACATAGGTAGGAAGTCACGACAGTTATGGTTTGATATGAAGTCAGAAGGTACTCCTGAAAAGATGCCACCATCTTTATTCATTAAGTTTTTATATGGACATTTACTTGAAGAGATAGTTATATTTCTTATCAAGCTATCTGGACATACAGTTACTGATGAACAAAAAGAAATCAAAGTATCTGG